CCCTTCTCTTGATTCATCACTGCCTGATACTCCCAACTTCCAAATTGGCTGTCCCAAGCCGCCGCGAATGATTTCTTGGCGTGTTTGGCCCTGTTGATCTCTGCTGATGTGATCACTGGCCTTATCTGTCCCACTATAGTCTCCGGTCCCATATTCAGTGCCCTAATAACACTAGGATACAGAGAGTTGATGTCAACAGATCCGATCCAGTCATGTATTCCTTTTTGTGGGGTCGCCACGTGTGCCCCTGCCGCCGGTTGATTTTCCTCACCGTCTTTCTTGTACTTCCTGCCCGGTACCTGCATTCCACGTCTGTGTGTTTCATTTACGATTGCCTGTTCCGTCACTGCGACTGCACCCATTGTTGTCTGAAGTAGTACAGTGTTTTGGTGTGCTATCTCATTGGCAAGTTCTATGAACTTTAATTTCTTCTCTAGTTTGGCCAACAGTGCAGTATCCTGTCTGTTGTATTCTATGAACAATCCAAAGTCATTCTTGTACAAGTTATCGAGCGAGCCCTCGTAAACTGTTTTCCTTTCATCCAACTCATGTTCACCTATTGCATCTAGTCTGAAACTGTGTCTTTCCTCATATGTGTATTTCCTGTATAGTTCCAGCAAGTCCAAGTGTACACGTCCCACAAGATCAAAACTTAACTGTTCCCTGCCATACTTCTCGAACACCCTCTTTCTGGGCTTTTCACCCCAAAAACAAAGACGCCTTGTGTCATCCGAACTTAACACTTTTTGTATTCTACCCACAGTGTATGGAATGTCATATCCCTCACTGTTCCAACCCGACAGTATGTCTGCGTCTTGCACTAGTTCTAGAAATGCATCTAACATATCTTTCTCTTTTTCAAAAAGCATTGTGTTGTCAAATCTTTTTGTGAGTTCTTTTGCATCGTCCATGCTGATAGTTTTTGGAGGTACTGCGAAGGTGACCAGTTGGTCCGTCCAGCTCATGTAACAACTTATGGCAGTTATGGGCATGAACGGATCATCTGTTGTTGAATAACCTCGATCGGGATCGAAGTCTACTTCAATATCAAAAAACATAACATTTAATTTGGGCGTCTCCTTGCCCAAGTAGTTCTCTTCCAAACACCTGAACACGGGATTGATATCATTCTCGTACAGTTGTTTGTTAGATCTAATCCTCTGTTCTTTTATGAATTCTTTGTTGGTCGCACACTGCACTCTCTGTAGTGGTGCACCCGTCATTGACCTGTGTTTGCCCCTTGCGTCTTCGTAATAAAAAACATACCTGGCATCGTACTCCGTGAATATTCGACCCTTCTTGGGATCACGTTCTACGACGTATATCTTGTCTTCGTCTTTTTTAAATAATGCGTCTATGTAACTCATAAATTAAATTTATCTTTGTTCCTTTCTAGATATTGTTCACCAATCCACCTGCTGTAGTGACACCCGTCACCGGGAATGTCATTTAATTTGTATGCAACGTCTAATGGTGATTCGCCAATATGATTGGTCATGTCTATGTAATTAGGCATTTTATCTATCGTTCCGTCTCCTTTTATATGTATGTTTGGAGCATCAGTGTAATCGTAATAACTGTTCCAGTTGTATGGAATTTTTAAGGTTTTGCATAACTCTATGCCTCGGAATATTTCATGTATGCCCATGTCACATAATGTGGTCCACATACAAGTAAAAACTTTTTTCAAAAGTTCGTTGTTCAATAACCCCTTAGTACCACCAACCCAATTTCTTTTATCTGAGTATGTCATACTATTGATATTAGACTGGAAATAAAAATCTGGAAGAATAACATCTGGAGCAAAGGGTAGGTCTATCCTGTTTAGCCCTGAATATTGTAGATACACATAGTCAGGTGTGCCATGATCGTCTATGTATTCGAACAACTTTGATGAGATGTATCTGTTGCCCATAGAATCACATGATAAATTAATCCATTCGTATTTTTCCTTTCCAAAAACTTTTGAAAAATCGTTATGTAGTTCTACGCCATTACTGCACCCAATCAAAAGACCTTTTTTCATTTTATACTACCACCAATAACTTGCTACGCCGTAACCGTAGACATTTATAATTGAGAAATAACCAGTGATCATCATTACGAATGCCGCTTCTCTCCTGTATGACGCATAACATTGTGTAACCGCTCCAACAAAGAACATCGGATACACGACTGTCATGTCTGGATCTGAGGCTGTAATTGCTAGTGTGAGGCTGGCTCCAACTGTGAATACGAAACTGACGAGTTCAAAATAGAATGCTGTCCTATCGTTTTCAAAACTACGAAGCCAGAATGATCTGACTTTGTCCAGCATTAAAGTTTGCCGGCCGTGTTCAGTATGCTCTCCAGTGTGTCCATCTCGTCCGCGATGTTCTGGTAGTTGCCTTTGTGTGCAACGGATATCGCTTTGTTGATCAGTGCTGGTTTCAATTCTAGTTCTTCTGCTATTGCTTTTACTGTGTCTTTCAATCCACCTTTCAAGTCCTCTACCTCACCTAGTACCTGTGAACCTTGGGAAATGATCTGGATTAATTTCTGCTTTTCAGCGTCGTTAAAGTTTCTTACTGCCATTTGTTTCTCCTGTTGTTGTCAACAGTATATAACAGATTTCGTATGAATGCAAATTATTTCTTCTTTTTGGTATTGACGTTGATTGCTTTACCACGTCTATTAGGATTAGGATCTTTTCTTCTTTTCCTTTTGGCCGCAGATGCCCGGCCTTTTTTACCTAGTGCGTATGCTTTCTTGGCTGGTAAGCATTTGGGTTTACCTTCGCCCTTGCTCTTGCCACCACATGATCCTCTGATTTTTCCTTTTGGACCCATTCGCACCCATTTATCTTTGAACCATTTCTTGAGATCCTCGTTGAGAGTTTCTTCAAACACCAATTCACCACAGTTTACACATATGTCTAGTGCTTCTCTTTTGACACAGTTGGGCACACGTTTTCCGAACATGGTCTTCATGCCCTTTTTAGTATATCCCTTCCAACATCTAGTGCCTTCGTCGACCAATGCGTCTAGGTCGTAATTGGGATTTATTGCTCCATGTTTCATTTTGGCTATTGCGTCCATCTGCATGGCCACCATGAAATCGTAATCGGAAACATCCTTTGTCCTGTGCGTGTAAATCTTCACTAGGACCTCATCATAGAACACACCCAGGTCCGCATGGTGGTCCAGTTTCTCTTGTGGCTTGATTGTGTTAATAAGGAACCTGATCACTTCAAAGTAATCTTCAAACTTGTATCTTTTCTGCAGGCTGTTGTCCTTGTACTCCCAGTCCGGAAGGAACTTTGCTCGCAATCTCTCTATTTCTTCTTTGGGAAGATTAAGATACTCTCTGTCGGATCCTTCTTGTATTTCGTTTATCTTCATTTCTTGCTCTTGTTACCCCAGTTGGCCGCACCTTTTTTACGACACTGCACTAGAGCACCAGAGGCATAGGCTGAAGGCCAAACTTTATATCTTGATTTTACTTTGTGGTAGCAGGCATCTTTCTTCTCTGCTAGTTGTTCAAATTCCGCTTCTGTGATGCCTTCGATTTCCGTGATCTTCATGTTACCACTTCCTACACGACCAATATCTTGCTTTGGTCTTTGGTCCTGGGTTAGCACAGTTGTGTCTTGCCCTGAATGATTTTCTTGCTTTTGGATTGCTCTTCCTAATTCTCATTGTTTTTCTTTTTGCACTTGTACCACCGTGTCCAAAGTTTACTTTCTTTACATTGCCAGTTTTTGGATCTTTTACGTACACCTTAAACTTCTTGACATCACCACGCATGGGTTTGTTAAGTGGAACTTTCCTACCTTGGTACTCTGCGTCAAACAGTTCCGTCTCGTCTTCTGGGAAACCTAATGGACCAAGCACTTCTTCAAAGTCCTCGTCCTCTTCGATGTTGAACTCATCACCTTCCGGGAATGGTTTGAATGATTCTTTTTGTGATTGGTACTTGTCAAGCACTGATCTCAATTCGCCCAAGGCCGCCAATGCTGACTCTTTGTCTTTTTCGTCTATTTTCAAAAATGTGATCTCGTCGTTGATTTTACCCAACTGTGCTTCCAAGTCACTTATCGTCAAATCCTGCATGTCGTCTTCCTGCACCGCTGATTCGTCAAAGTTTAATTCGTCTTCAACATCTCCCAACGCCGTGAGTGCCCTTGTCTTTGAGTCATCGTCGATGTTTAGTTCTGATATCCTGTCTTTCATAGCAGAAATGTCCAACATCAATAATTTGTAATTGGCGTCAGTGATACCTGATTTTGCTTCGTCGGTTGACTGTTCTGGTGCGTTCACACCGTCTATCCTGTTTAATATTGATCTTATTTCTACCATTGATTCTGCTATCGGTGAGTTGCCCATCTGCATCTGTGTCCTGTCGTTTGTGAATTGTGTCGTCTTTGCCAGACCCCTGCTACCTGCACTTGCCGGTGACTGGATCTGTTTGCCTGCGGACACGTGTCCTGTGTCTGTCATTGCCACTTTGGCGTCTATGTATGATCCGTAGTTGTAAGGTATTGAGCTCATTTGTAGTATTTATTTCCACAGCACCATCTTGAAACGTTCTTTGTCTATGCCAAAGAATTCAGTTTTCCACTCGCTCTGTTCAAAA